CCAAATTTTCACCTTTATGGTTATTTACTCTGGCGCATAAAAATCTGATACAACCTACCCACGAGAGATGATGATAACTGCACTACTACTGATACTTTTACTAGCGTACGTTTTAATATCAATCCGTAGAATCTTCTTAGTTCGTAAGAAGAGATATGGAGGACATATTGAAGGTGCTGCACAAGCTATCATTAACATCTATGATAATGACGATGGTGACGAGATCTCAGATGATTATGCCGCAGCAATTGAACGATTACCGCCGACCACGGCTCTCCTGTTGGAGCTGCCTGGTTGGGTTCATGAGTTGCCAACCACTCCCACAACGGTAACCCCTTTAAAAGGGATAGAAAGACGTGCCAAATTAGCATCCCGTTTTGCTGATGAAGCACGCACTCACTTTGCCTATCCAAAGCAAACTGAGGCCAACCGTATACTTGTCACGAGGTATATTGTTGATGAGATGAAAGAGAGGAATGTGAGAAAGGTAGATATAGTGGCCACGTTACCACTGGCTGTTATATTAACCTTCCGCAAGACCAAGATGGAGATTGCAGCTGATCAATTAGCTGCCTCTCCTGAATTCATCGATAGGGAAATGAATGATAATGATGGTTATCAATCTGTGTCCCTAAGTAGGTGGTTGAATGGGGGCGACCTCATCAAGTCACCTGCTAAATACGCAGGACATTGATGTGGCCTTGTCCAGCTACCTGTGCGAAAGTGTAATAGGAGTATTGCACCGAATAGCACTAGTTTGAAGGTAGTGAGGACAGGGCGCACATGTAAACAGAAGAGTATATACCAACTAGGTGGTCTATCACCTGGATTGGACTTTAATGTTTACCAACACTCCATAGACAGCATTGAAAGAGCGGTTAAGGAAAGGATTCTGTTTGTTAAAGACGGTGAACGTGGTTTTGTTTCACCGCCTAGACCAAGAACAGCAGAATTCTTCCACCGTGAAATGGGACCTGTGAATGAATGGTTTACACGTAAACACCGATATGCCTCCCCGTTGAGTAAAGAGCAATTTTTACAAAACTACGATGGACGCAGAAGATGTATATATGAAAAAGCTTTTGATTCACTAAATCTCCAACCACTTAAGAGAAAGGACTCCTATCTTTCTACTTTTGTTAAAGTTGAGAAGACAAATTTCACGGCCAGACCAGATGCGGTACCACGGGCGATCAACCCAAGAACGCCAAGGTATCATGTTAGTTTAGGAGTCTACATCAAGAGGATAGAACACTCAATATACAAGACCATTGATCTATTGTTCAACTCTAGGACCATAATGAAAGGTTTGAATGCTCAGAATCGCGGAAAAGTGATATCTGAACATTGGGCCTCCTTTAGGCGACCCGTGGCAATAGGATTGGATGCTTCACGATTTGACCAGCATATCTCACGTTCAGCACTACTATGGGAACACAGCATTTATAAAATGTATTTCCCAAACAATAAAATTCTTAAGAAGTTATTGGAGTGGCAGGTACAGAACAAGGGATTTGCATATTGTGAAGATGGCAAGTTAAAATATAATTTGTCAGGTGGTAGAATGTCGGGTGATATGAACACAGCCTTAGGCAATTGCCTCATCATGTCTTCTTTAGTGTATTGTTATGCTAAAAGCAAGAATATCAAGATTAAGCTTGTAAATGATGGTGACGACTGTGTAGTATTTCTTGAACAATCTGACCTGCAAAATTTTAATTTAGGACTTGATGTTTGGTTCAAGAATATGGGATTTACAATGACAGTTGAAAATCCTGTATACCAAATTGAGCACATCGAGTTTTGCCAATCCAATCCTATTTTCACCCCAAAAGGATATATTATGGTAAGAAATGTTCATAAGGCGATGACGAAAGACACCATTTCAATCAAGCCATTAAACTCAATAGGGATATTACGCAAATGGACTGCAGCTGTTGGAGAAGGGGGACTTTCTCTCACAGGGCAGATTCCAGTGTGGCAATCCTTTTATAAACGAGTGTACGACATTTCAGAGGGTTCCAAGCCGCTGACGGGCGACCCAACGCAAGAAACAGGGATGAAAATTCTTGCTAAGGGTATGAAGCGGGCATATGGATACGTTCACCCTCAGACTAGAGCATCTTTCTATTACGCTACCGGTATACTACCAGATTTACAGGTATCATTAGAAAAAGAGATTGAACGAAGCAAGTTCCTCAATAGATCAACATTAAATATTTATCCCGGAATGATAATTGTTTAATGGCGGACCGCAAAGTCCATAAAATAAATGACAGCAGATTGGGAAATAATTTCATCGATGTGTGTGCATCAATGTCGGGATTAGTCATCCAAAACACAGCCTAGGTATATCGGCGTACCTGCACAGAGATGAAGAAATACTTTTCAAAAATGGTGAATGAAAAAACAATATAAAATTTGTACAATATTCCGCAATTACAATAATAGAAAAATCCATAAAACAATATAAAATATAAACACCTTGCCATTATTCAATCGGGGCGGCGCACCCCTCAATGCCAGCACACCTACACGTACAGGTGTCAAATTTGTTCGTGATGGGGTTCAGAGAAATAATTGCCCAAAACTATTACTTTAGTGCTAAACAAAATGCCAAGAGACTGCACGGCGCACCCACTGGTTTTCACTGAATGTACAGTCCCATCTAGTCTTGTGGTATCCCATACTATGACTAAGAACAAGAAACAACAGCAGAAAAAGACGGTAAAAACTGCTAAATCAAATAACACCAAGAAGAACACACCATTTCGAGATATCGGAGGAGTTATTGGCACCGTCGCAGGTAGCTTCTTCGAGAACCCCATCGCCGGTGCAAACATTGGAAAATGGTTGGGTAGTGGAATTGGATCCATCTTTGGATCTGGTGACTATACCACTGTCGGACCAAGACCAAGTTACAACGTGCTCTCAGGTAGCGCTCAAATCCCTAAATTCAGTGCAACACATTCTACGAATATTGTTTGCCATCGTGAGTATCTCGGCGACATTGCTGGGACTGCTACTTTTAATAACAAATCGTATCCACTGAACCCAGGTATGGAACAGACTTTCCCGTGGTTATCCACAATCGCCGGAAACTACCAAGAATACCGATTTCACGGACTCATCTTTGAATTTAGACCGTTGATCACCGATTTCGTTACCTCTGGTCAACCAGGTGTAATTATTATGTCAACAAATTACAATTCAGAGGCCTCAGCATATACTTCTAGACAACAAATGGAAAATGCTGAGTTTGCAGTGTCGGTCAAACCCACAACTGCTATGATCCATGCAATTGAGTGCAAAATGTCAGAAACACCGTTGAAAGAACTATATGTTAGATCAACTCCACCAATCAATGGAGATGATCTCCGCATGAGCGATTTAGGAAAATTCCAATTTGCTACCCAAGCCAATCCTGTGATTGACCTTGGGGAGTTATGGGTTTCCTATTGTGTTGAATTTTTCAAACCAATTATCCCAGTTGTAAATGCCTTAAATTTATACGCCCATCATAGACGAGCCAATGGTTCTCCAGGTCTATACGCTTTGGGTGGCCAGGCTGGTACAATTCCATGTGATGAGATTGGACTGATAATAGATGGTACTACCTTAACCTTCCCAGTTGGTTTCAATGGAACAATACAACTGTTATTGGCACACTCTGGTGATTCCACCGTGTGTGCATCAATGACTGTTGCAGCTGTGACAGCCAATGTGCAGACCATAACCAACACCTTCAACATAGGGACTGCTAATTCAGCAACCGCTCCAACAGCAGCTACTGTCACCAACTCGATGTTCACCGCATACTTCAGAATTACAGCTGATACCAACGCTGCTAAAATTATCTTTGCAGCAGCTTTGGTGCCAGGTAATTCAAATGTTGATGTGTACGTGCATAGAGTGTCTGACACGATTTTGTAGTCAGCTTCTTGAGGACTGAAATGTCCATAAACTACGGTTAGGGGAAGGCCGGCTTTAATTTCTCCAGTCCTTGGTATGACTATAAAAGTAACACGGCATGTTAACCGCACATGCTGGTCTCTAAGGTTGTCACCCTGACATTAACTGGTCGACCCTAATGGGCCGGTTTGGACGATAGAGGGAAAAATATCAACAATCCGACTAACCAATCTACAAAAAACGAACTTAAGGTCAAGACATTCCTTTCTTGCACAAGTTTCTTCTTTGTTAATGGGAGGTTGCTTATATTGATTGGGCATCCCGAATCA